GTACGAGGTAAAAGAAGGCGATGAGGTAGTGCTTGAGGTGTTTTGGCACCCACTCACTATTGATGAGCGCGAGTCGATCCAGAAAAAGGTCGATGCTGGTGAGGGCAACGATTTTGCGCTTGGCCTGATGGTCGAAAAAGCTTTAGATGAAGATGGCAAACGGATGTTCCAGGATGGTGAAAAAGCTGCGCTTAGGAACGCTGTAGCTGCTTCTGTCCTTCAAGAGATTCAGCTTGCCATGCTGAACTCTGGAACGGAGCACAAGGTGGAGGAAGCGAAAGCAGACCTTAAAAGCGAATAACGACTGGTATTTTATTTTCTTCTTGGCGAAGGAGCTGGGCATGACGGTTGCCCAGCTTTCGCGTGATTTGACGCAAGAAGAGCTAGTCGGCTGGGCTGCTTATTTTGAGTTGCATAACGAGCAGCAGGAGAGAGCGATCCAGAACGCTAAGGCAGGCAAAGGGGCGCGAACGATGGGCAGGCGGTAGACTGGAGCGCAAGGCTCTACGTGTTTCGCCGTGGCTAACTACAGCGTAGATATTGCGTTAGCTGTAAGAGGCTCGGAGAAGGCTGCACGAGAAATAAAAAAACTTGAAAAACTTATTGACAATATAGGCAAAAAAGCGGCCATAGATTTAGGTGGCCAAGTCCGGTTAAAGGGCGAACAAAAGTTATTACAGGAGAAAATTAAAAACTTTCAAATATCGCGAAAAGAGTTAAAAAATAGTCAAGAAATAGCTAGGCTAACGAATCAACGTATAAAGGGGTTAAGCCAATACGCCAATTCTATTGGCCCGCAAGTCGATCGAATCGCTCAGGCGCAAAAACGCGCTGTTCAAGAGCAGATTCAAGGGCAGCAAAGATATAACAAGTTAGTAGATGAAACTTTAGTCAAATTATCTCGCATAGCTGAAGTTAATAGAAAAGCAAATCAGTATTCTAGCCCGATTGGGCCTTCAAGGGGAAGGGCTCAATACCCAAGGCCAATAGGGCCTGAAAGATCGCGCAGAGGTGGCAGAGGCGGTAGAGGCGGTGGTTTTGGCGGTTTCCAAAGCGCTGCACTTGGCGTTGGCTTTCCGCTGTTATTTGGCGGTGGAGCGGGTTCAATCGGTGGCGGCCTGTTAGGCAGTGCAGGTGGTTTTGGTGGTCAAATTCTTGGCAGCGCTATCGGTCAACAGATTGACCAATTTGCTCAAAAAGCAGGTGATTTATCAAAAGCGCTGGACGGCCTTGGCGGTTCAACGCAGGCTCTAGAAGCACTAATAGGTACTTTAGACACAGCAACTGCTAAAAGAATACAGAACTTAGAACAAAGTGGGCAAGCAGCAAAAGCAGCTAATGAATCTTTTAAAATATTAAGCGACACTATTGGTAGAGAAAATGCGCTTGCGCTTGAGCGATTTGGCAATTCTACGAATGAATTAGGCAAAGATTTTAATAAATTGACGACCATACTTGGGGCGGTAAGTATTCGCATTGGTGAACTTATTAGGGACTTGGTAATATTGAAGGATATTCCGGGATTTATTCTTAAAGGTTTTAAGCCTCCTTCAGATCCTACAAGTGGTGCCCCCGAGGAAACTCCAGAGCTTGCCTTTAGGCGAGAACAAGCACGTCGAGGCTTGCAAGTGTCGCAATTGCAAACAGCAGCTCTTCGAGCCCAAGGTACTGGCAGCCTAGAAGAAGCTGCTGAAGCGGAAAAGAGAATTGTAGAGCAGCAAAAAATTAACGACCTAAAAGAGTTTGATAAAAAAGTTACAGATGGCCTAAGAGATGCAACTAAAGATATTGCAGAAAAAGAAAAAATAATAGAAGACGCAAGACAAGCTATTTTGCGGATAGATCAACAGTTAATCGAAGCTGTTAAGCGAAGGAAAAAAGAAACTGAACGTTTAGCCGAGCAAGAAAAACGTCGGCAAGAAGCGGCTAGGAGAAAATTTGAGCAAGAACAGAAACAACGAAGAAGCCAATACGATGCTGCAGTTGTTAGTGAAGCAGGCCAATTTACCGCCTTGCTTGAAATTAGACAGCAACTAACTGCGCTCCAAGAAGGGGAAAGCGCTGCTTTGCAGCAAAGGTCTAATGATTTGGGCAATATCCTTAACAACGAAAAAACAATACTAGATATCCAATATCAAGCCGCAGATGCAAATGCTAAATCACTTGAAGAACAGCAGTCTCTTCGCAATGCTTATCTTGACCAGGTAGAAGCTCTTAACGTTAGAGCCAAGCTTGAAGCAGAAGCTATCGCTCAAGCGCAATCTCGAATACAGCTAGAAAAAACATTGCTAAGCCTCCAGCAGCAGCAAGCTCTTCGTGGGATACAGACTGGTATTGGCAGGCAGATTGAAGACGCTAATTTCCGGCCTACTGGCAATCAAGCGCAAGACGAACAGTTGCAGTTGCGTATAGACCAAATACGCAGGCAAAAAGACGCAGAGCTTGAGCTTACTGATGCAATTAAAGCGCAAGAGCGTATTAGGGATTCAGTCACTAGCGATGAAAATATACAAAAAGCCGTTGATGAAATAGGCAGATTAGAAAAGCGTTTAGCTCTAACTAAAGAGCTGCTGCCTCAATTAGACGCAGCCGAGCAAGCTCAGCTTAGGTTTAACCAAGCACTTGAAGCAGTGCAGCCGATTACAGATACAGTTGTAAGCGGTTTGTTCACTGCAATATCTGCAGTCGCTGAAGGCACAAAATCAGCAGAGCAAGCATTTGCTGATTTCTTGAAGAACATCGGCGACATGCTGATTCAAGCTGCTGCTCAAATGATTGCTCAGTACATTGCAATTGGCATTGCTAAGGCGTTTGCGTTTGGCGGAACTCCTAAAACACCACCAGTTCCCGTTCTTGGCATTGCCCAGCCAGTAGGTCCGCTCACTTTTGCCGAAGGCGGCTTTGTCACCGGCCCAACTAATGCCGTAGTTGGCGAAGGTGGCGAGCCGGAATACATCATTCCTCAGTCCAAAATGCGTGAAAGCATGGACAGGTATTCACGCGGTGCTCGCGGTTCTTCTGTTATCCCAGCAGTGGGCGGCGGTGGAGCGTCAAGCGAAGGCGGCGGGACTGCTGTTGCCGCACCAATTGATGTCCGCTACACCGTGGAGCGCATCAACTCTGTTGACTATGTAACCGCCGATCAATTCCAAGCTGGGATGCGTGAAGCCGCAACGCAAGGCGCTAAGCAAGGCGAACAACGAGCTTTGACTACGCTTAGGCAGAACACAACGCAACGCAAGAGGGTTGGGCTGCAATGACCGATATTGCAAGGACTTATGCAGTCACCGTTGTTGCTGACAACGGCAACAAGTATCGATTTGACGGCAGCTCAATCAACGCTGAAACCCTTGAGCTTGAAGAGGGTAAAACTTACCGCTTTACGCAAGAGGACAACAGCAATACCGGGCATCCGTTTCGCTTCAGCACAACACCAAATGGCACGCATGGTGACGGCGTTGAGTACACGACAGGTGTAACGACAGCCGGAACACCTGGCTCTTCTGGCGCTTACACCCAAATCACAGTGGCGATTGGTGCGCCGTTGCTTTACTACTACTGCACGAATCACTCAGGGATGGGTGGTGCGATCAGGACGTTGGGTCTTGGGACCAATAACAGAACAATTGCTTTCGGTCATTATTTGACCTTACGCCCGCCTGATGGCACGGCTGAATTCAGCTACCAAAACTATTGGGTTGGTGAAGACGCGCCATTTTTCAACGTAGATACAGACAAACGGAATGAGTTTGGGTTTTTGCCGTTTGCTTTTTCTGGTGCGACTGTGACCAAGACGGGCGACAACACGCCAGCGTCACTTGCTTTCCCTAATAACGAGCTAAGCCGTCCCTTTGCCACAACCGTTGTAGATGGCCAGTATCTCGCTCATATCCGCACTGTTCTGATCAATCCAGACGATAAAGAGGATTACACACTGATCAATCGATACATTGGGCAAATTGTATCGGCCCAGTGGAGTTCTACGGTCTTGAAGATTGAGCTTGCCTCTGTTTTAGATGCTGTTGGCTCGGACATACCGCGTAAGCGTTTGACGCGGCAGTTGGTTGGGCACTTGCCGTTGACTAGCCGTGTTCGCGTTACGTGATTGACCTGATTGGCCGCCCATACCGTTTAGGGGCAGACGGCTCTGACCCAGATGGCGCAATCGACTGCATACATCTTGTCTATGTCGTCTTGGAGCGGATGGACATTAAAACGCCAAAGTTTAAGGCGTCTTGGTACGGGCAAAGCGTTAGGCAGTATGGCCGCGATCTTTTGGCATGGGGTGTAAGGGTAAAAGAGCCTCAGTATGATGGCGATGTGTTGCTGTTAAAACAGGGTGATCCTGTTTTTGCAGTTGTTTGGAGCCAAGGATGTCTGTACGTCAACCGCCATTTGAACGCGGTCGCATGGTGCCCATTCAGCACCAAGCTGTCCAGCCATTGCTTCCGTATGAAAAAAACTTAATTCAGGCACTTGGTTGCAGCGAGCAAGAATATCAACAGTTTGCGGATGAGGTTAGACGGCGCGTCAAAGAAAGGCCAGAAGAGTATGCACATATCCCTGACATTAGAAACGAGCCGGTTGTTACATCGATTTTAGTTAGTTTAGTTGTTGGAGTAATTTCAACTGCTGCCTCAATCTTATTAGCGCCAAAACCAAAGGCTCCTGATCAACCTGCTGAAATTCGCCGCAGACAGCTTGGCGGCGTCACTGGGCGTTCAATTTTTACGCCTACGTTTGGGTTCGACTCAGCGCAGAGTTTGGCTGAATATGGAAATGTCGTGCCTGTTGTTTTTACAAGGCGGGACGAATCTGATGGAACGGGCGGACTGTTGGTTTCGCCTCAGCTTGTTTGGTCCCGCATGAAGAGCTGGGGAGGCTATCAAGTTGCCGAAATTGTCACGGTTGTAGGGCAGGGCAATATGGCACGCCCTGAGTTGCCTGGCATCTTTCTGGGCAACAACGCTTTGGATGGAATTTATGAGGCATATTTTGATTTTTACTTTAATGGTGGGTTTGAGGTGCAAGGCTCAGGCAGCCGCTTGCGTGCATTCAACTTGCGTTATGGAGATTTAGAAATTGATGGGAACA